ATCTTTCCCGCCACCGACGGCGTGCCAGCGGCCATTGAGAAAGAAGATGCCGCCCCAAGCACTGAAGCCGGTCGCCATCAGCGCGTCGTCATGCCCGAACAGGTCGCACCAGCGGAAGTTGGAGCGCTTGAGCAGATCGATCTCGCTCATGACGAAGTCCGCCAGCACGCCCAGTTCCTGCGGCTCCCGCTCCCAAACATGCCCACACAGCGGGCACTCCATGCAGGCCAGCGGAACGATGGCGCCGCAGTCTGGGCAGTCCTTGGTTGGCGCCTCACCTTCGCCCAGATGCCCGTCGAGGTTGATTTCCTGCTCGATCGACCCATGCATCAAGCTGGCTGTGCCGAAGTCCAGCACGATGCACTCGGTCTTGATCAGGCCAGGAAACTCCTCAGGGTCGACAGTCCGCAAGCCACGACCGACCATCTGGATGAAGGTGGACTTGTAGGAGCTGGGCCGCAGCAGAACGACGCAGCTGGTGGGCGTGTAGTCGTAGCCCTCGGTGAGCACCGCCACGTTGACCACAATCTGGGCAAGCCCGGTCTCGTAGTCCGCCAGCCGCGCTTTGCGATCCGCATCGGACAGCTCTCCATGGACGAGCACGGCGTGCACGCCCGCGTCGACAAACGCATCGCAGACGTTTTGCGCATGGGCGACCGTCGAACAGAAGACGATGGTCTTGCGCGATGACGCGTTCGCCTTCCAGTGCTTGATCACCGCTTCCGTGATCAGCCGCTTGTCGAGAATGGATGCGACCTCGTCCATGTCGAAGTCCATCGCCGTTCGACGGACGTGGCGCAGTGCGTCCTGCACGCCAACGTCGATCACAAAGGTGCGCGGCGGAACAAGGTGCCCGGCCGCGATCATCTCGCCCAGCGTGATCTGGTCAGCGACGTTGGAAAAGACCTCGCGCAGGCCCTTGCCGTCACCGCGATTTGGCGTGGCGGTCAGACCGCAGATGCCAGCTCGAGGATTGCGGGCCAGCACCGAGTCAATGACTGCCCTGTAGGTCGGCGACGACGCATGGTGCGCCTCGTCGATCACGAGCAGATCCAAGGTGGGCATCTGGTCAAGATGGGCCTGACGCGACAGGGTCTGCACCATCGCGAAGGTCGCCTGACCGCGCCACGACTTCTCGTTGGCATCAAACACGGACGTGCTCATGCCAGGATTCACCCGGGCAAACTTGTCCCGGTTTTGGCCGGTCAGCTCAGTGCGGTGCGCAAGGATGCAGGCTTTCGCATCGGGCTCGACCAACACCCTGCCGGTGACAGCCGACAGCATGATGGTCTTGCCCGATCCTGTCGGCGCAACAGCCAGTGTGTTCCCATGCTCGTCGAGCGCCGCAAGGGTGCGCTCGACAAGGAGGGATTGACGGGGGCGGAGCATCATGACTGTGGCCCTCCGTCACTGCGCCCAGCTGGGACGGCCCGGAGTGGGCGCCCGGCCGGTTGCCTGCGCATAGGCGTTGGGTGTGCTGGGCGCACTGGCAGCGGGTGCCGGCTGACGCGTGCCGCCCATCAACGCGGCGTAGTCCTTGTTGTCCGGCGTGATGGCCGCCTTGATGACGCTCTTGTCCTGGCCGTTCTGATCCTTTTCCCAATCGACCTTGCCCAGGAACTCGATGCCATCGAGATCAGCGAATCCGCTGATGCGGCGCGCGTTCTGCGCGGCAGGACTGTTGTCGCCGGGATGAACCCCACGCGCGGAGTTGAGGATCGCCTTGACGAAGGTACGACCCATGTTGGCCCACTCCGGCCCCTTGGGGCTGTGCAGACCAATCAGCGACCACATCTTTCGGCGGGCGAACTCACCGTCCATCACGACAAACTCGCAGTTCAGGTAGACCGAACCTGTGTTGTCGTTGCGGGTGGCGTAACCGCCAGTCCATCCTTGGGATGCGTCATCGAAGCCACCCGGGCGGATGGTCATGCGAACGCGAACCAAGGTGCCCTTGGGGATCAGGTCGAAGGACGTCTGTTCGGAAGCGGAATTGAAATCGAAGTAGGTCATGATCAGGACTCCTGAGTCGAAGTGGATTCGGGGTCGGAAACGGGGTTGGGGCGAGCGAAGTCAAGTCGCTCAATGGCGGGCTTGGCCGGGCCGGCGATCTTTTCCATGAGGCGGCCCAGGTGCGGCTCCTCGATGGCATCAAGGCGACCGGAACGGTCCTTGGCCGGGAAATTCCATTGGTTCAGCGTGTGGCAGACGAACGCCCGATAGCCACTGCCGTCGTCGGCCTTGAGTTCAGCAAGGGTCACGACCTCGTCGACGATCCCGGGCAGTTCGAGCCCAGTCTTGGAGCCGTCGATCTGCAGCGAGAAGACCCGTCGATTGAAATCGTCGAGGGCCTCGTTCAGGATGCCGACGAACCACACGTTCTTGCGACGCGTGTGCTGCAAGTGCGTAAGCCAGCCGATCATTTCCTGGCCCATCAGACCGTAGGCGCCACGGCTGTCGGGCTTGCCGGTTTTCTCGGAGTAGGCCTGCGGCTGTCCCTTGCTCCACTGCAGGCACAGACGTCCGGCCACGGTGATCGAGTCGACGAAGACGGTCTCGTACTTGTCGAGGACCGACGGATCACCGAAGCGCGCGCACACGGCATCGAAGTGAGCCTGGCTGTAGGGCTGGTCTTCGCGCAGTGCCGGGTTCGGGCCGCCGATGAAGACGGCGAAGTCGCGGCACTCCTGCCACGTGCGAGGGCGGATCGTGTCGCCCGCCCAACCTTCGACGGCGAGATCGCCAGCCTCAAGGTCGAAGAACAGTGTCGCCGTGGGCTTCAGCGTCCAGAGCTGCGAGGTCTTGCCGATGCCGCTCTTGCCGACGAGCACGCCCTTGACGCCACGGCGTTCAGCGAGGCGCTGGTCGGCGGTGATGATGGGCAGGCTCATTTCCGACCCCCTTCACAGCCCAGATCGGCGAACGCAGCAGCCACCGTGGTGACGCCCAGGGCGCCGCGCTTGCGGGCCAACTCGTAGAGATCGCGCAGACCCTGCAATCGACGGATGTGGACGCGGGCTGCGGCCTCCATGCCCTGAATCGCGAAGGCCAGGTCGTCGATGGTTGCGTCCTCCAGTGGGCGCACCACTTCATCGGAACGATTGCCATCGAGGGCCGGGATGCGGATCGTCTCCGGCAGGTCGCGCAGGTACATCTCGGACTGCTTGAGCAGCAGATCGATCAACGTGGATTTCGTTTTCATGGGGGTCACTCCTGAATCAGGGCAAGGCGGAACCCGGGCTTGCCGGTCTTGAGCGTTCGCGCCGGGGCAAACGCGCTCTTCAGCGTCTCGGGCCAAGCGTTGAACTTGGTCTCGGAGATGCGGTAGCTGATCTCGACGTACTCGGCGGGGTCTTCGCCGTTGGCGGCGATGCGGCGGGTGATGTCGTTCAGCTTGGCTTGGTCCCACTCGACCTTCTTGGGCAGGTCGGCGGTGATGCGCACGTGGCCATCATCGAAATGCACGACACCGGTGTCCTTGCCGGCCGCCAGGCGCAGTTGGTGGGCACGCTGGGCGTACCGCAGATCCAGAGCGCGATCGACGTGTTCGACGATGGCCTTGGCGGCAGCCAGCAGATCGGCCGCATCGTTCTTCAGTTGGAACAGCGAATCGCTGGACCGCTCGGCGAGCTCGCCGGCTGGCGTGGCCAGCACTTGATCGGGGGTGGGGTGGCTCATGCCGCACCTCCCGCATCGGCGCGCTCGGATGTGCTCTTGCGCAGGCTGTCGGACTCGAAGGCCTCGACGTCCTCAAGGCGATAGAGAACTCGCCCCTGCAGTTTCAAAAAGACCGGACCGATTCCTTCGGACCGCCAGCGTTCCAGTGTGGCTTCGCTGACGTCCCAACGATCAGCCAGTTGGCGTTGGTTGAGGTGTTTGACACTCACGTTTTTCTCCTTTCGGGTAGTTGCGAAAACGTGAGGTCATCTTCAAATTCGGCATGTACGGGCGTCTGCCACCGCCATGTACGGGCTGATGTGCGGGCTCAGCCACAGCGCGAAAGAACGGGCCACAAGAAGCAAAAAACCGCCCGAAGGCGGCTGTGCGTGGTGAGTCCGGCCGGTGCTGGTCAGTCCAGATTGAATCCGTAGTGACCGCTGCCATCGCCAGCGATGTAGTCCTCCCAGATCAAGTTCCCGCTGAAGATGTTCTGGATGCGCTGGCTGCGGCCAGACTTCTTTTGGGCGTATACAGCGTCCAGGATTTCATGTGCGGGAACCCAGCGGCGCCCGTTTTCGAATTGCTCGAACAGATGGCTGACCACGGCAATCTGCCTCGCGCCCTTGATCGCCCAGGGCTTGTCGGACTTGGTGGCGATGACCAGCGTGTTGGAGTACCTGTCGAAGCGAACCGGCAGAGACTTCTCCACCTTGCTGCCCGATGGGGCCAGCAGCAGCCGGTGGATGATGTCGATGTCGACGTGCGGCTTGATGGCGTAGTCGACCAGGGCAGTCACGATCGGAACGATGCAGTAGGAACGCGGCGGCACAACGATGTCGGGCAACGACTGGCCGGTGGTGAAGATGAGTCCCTGGTCGGGTAGCGACGCGGCACGGAAATGCTCGAACACCTGATCGGTAGATGACGAGAGCCCCCGGACCACCCATGCATCGACCTGCGTGTCGGCAATGCGCATCTTGCCGAGTCGCCACAGTACGCCGTCAATGGCGGGCGCCGTGATGCCGCTTCGTTGCGCCTGGGGAACGCCGAGCAGGTCCGCCAAGTAGTTCAACAGCTTCGCGTCGTTGACGGCATGAACGCCGACCAGCTCTGCCGAGACGTACTTGGTACGGAAGGTCTCGGGACAGCGGTAGCGATACCGACCCGGGTCATCGTCTTCCTCGAGGTCGACCGGAACGCGCTCATCGCCGCAGGCTGCCAGATAACTGCCTGCAAAGCCGATACGTTCGGTCCAAGCCGCGAGATCACGGTCGGACAGAGCTACCCGGCGCGACAGATCCCAACCGGGCACGCCGCGCATGCGCTGACCGTCACCATCAGCAACGGCGTGCATCGATCGATCGAAGAGATCGATCAGTTCAAGCAGCGAGCGCGTCGACAGGCTCTTCTGCGACATCGCTGATCTCCTTCACCAACTGCCACTTGGCCAGCAAGCGGTCGCACAGCGCACGGTCCTTTTCGCGCTTGGTTTTGATGTTGCACTTGTTGTCGTCGCGCAGGATCACGACGATCGTGCGAGCACGTTCCTTGCCGACCTTCTTCGTGCGGATGGACAGCTTCGCGTAGCTGATGTGGTGATGGCGGAAGTCGAACGACAGGGAGATCAGGGAACGTGCGGCGGTGTAGATGTCGTCGACGTCCTTGGCCCAGATCTTCACCAGCAAGGAACGGTGGTTGGCAGTGGTGTAGCCGAGTTCGATCACTTTGACCGAGGCCACATCCTCGCCCGTCAGATCGAAGCTGCGGGGTGCGGCCAGACTCTGGTAGTCGTACTGCTTCAGCGGGATCTTGTCGCCAGTGATAGGCGACTGCAGAAGCGAGTCCGCCACGATGCGTGCCAGTGCCTCGCGGCCGTCGGTGTCTTTCGACAAGACCTCCAGGTGGCCATTGGCGGGCTCATAGGTGATGTGCGAGGACACAGCCCGGATCACCTCCTGCGGCACCAGTTCGCTGGCCTGTACCCGATCGATGATCTCGGGCGGGCGGTTGTGATGGACGCTGACCTGGTACAGGTCGACGTCTTCGCCGGTGAGGGTGTCAGGACGCAATCGCTTGAAAACCTGAACGGCAACCGTATCCGCTGCACAGCCAAGCTGCTGAGCGACGGCCTGGTGGAAGGCCTGCCGAGCTACCGCATCATCCAGGACCGTCAGATCCTTGGGCGCGACATAGCCCGAATAGCAAGACGCGCTCTGACGGAAGACATCCGCCTGGCGGGCGTTCAACGCCTCCTCAAACAGTGCGGGCGCATTGAGATACAGCCACAGCGCACGTTCGTACTGGTTCGGGATGACTGCAAACGCGGCCTTGGCATCGTCGCCGACGATGTCCTGACTGATGCCATCGATGACGTCCTGCCCGGCGCCATCCGAGAGCAGCACGATGCGCTCAGACACTTCCTCGATCTTCCGCCGCGCGCCCACATCCAGTGCCGACAGGATTGCCTCCATGACAGCGCGCTGCTCCTGCTTGCCCTGCTTCTTGTCCAGATCCGGCATTGCCAGAGCGAACTCCCCCACTATGAATTCTCGGAAGACAGCCGGCGGCAGGTGGCCGAGCAGCTTGGACAGGTTTTCAGCATCGTTCATTGACATTCCCCCTTTGCAAGGTGTTGATCGGGTTGGCACCAGCCCGAGCCGCCCCATCTTGTTCTTGGGGGTTGCAGACCGCTTTTGTTCGGCGTACCGAACGATTGGGATTATTTCTGGTCGGATATGGGTTTGTCAAGCAGGTACGTTTTCGTTCGGTATGGTGGTATTATTTTCGGCTTGGAGCAGACCAATTAGGAGCAATCGGTGCCATCACCCCTGGGCGACAAGATCCGCGCACTGCGGAAGCAGAAGAAGCTCAGCCTTGAACAACTGGCAGAGCTGACCGAATCCAGCAAGAGCTACATCTGGGAGCTGGAGAACAAGGATGACCCGAAGCCGTCGGCGGACAAGATCGGCAAGATCGCCTCGGTGCTCGAGGTCACGACCGAGTTCCTGCTCACCGAGTCGACAGCATCCCCTGGTGAAGAAGTCATCGACGAGGCCTTCTTCCGCAAGTACAAGGGCATGCCGGACGACACCAAGAAGCGGCTGCGCAAGATCCTCGACGCATGGGATGACGACGAGTGACCGAACGCAAGCAGCCGATGGCCGAGGCCAACCGCATCTCGTCCATGCTCAACATGGTGCTGGGAGCGAACCGCTTTCCGGTCAAGGTCGATGAGGTCGCACTGGAGTACTCCCGGCAGTGCTTTGCCGACTCGCCCGTGGACAAGGTCCAGGGCGAGGATATGGATGGCTTGGAGGGCATGCTCGCTGCCAACAAGGCACGGTCGAAGTGGTTGATCGTCTACAACAGCGCCGTCCGGTCCGAGGGTCGCAAGCGTTTCACGATTGCGCACGAGTTCGGTCACTACATCCTGCACCGCCACGACCAGGATCGGTTCGAGTGCGGTGACGACGACATCGAGACGGGTGACGGCAACGAGCGGGACATCGAAACCGAGGCTGACAAGTTCGCGTCGACCTTGCTGATGCCGCTAGACGATTTCAGGAAGCAAGTCGATGGCCAACCCGTCAGTTTTGACCTGCTGGGTCACTGCGCGGAACGGTATGGCGTGTCGCTAACTGCCGCCGCGCTGCGCTGGACGGAGATCGCCGAGAAGCGCGCGGTCCTCGTGGCAAGCCGTGACGACCACCTCCTGTGGTCAAAGTCGAACCAGGCCGCCTTCAAGTCCGGCGCCTACTTTGCGACGCGCAAGAACACCATCGAACTGCCGCAGGACGCTTTGGCGCACAGCAACAACCTCTTGGATGTGGGTGCTCAGACCCAATCGACGCGGGCGCAGACCTGGTTCCCGCGCGAACCAGCGTCCATGCAGTTGAACGAAATGACCAGGGTCGCGGGCCAATACGACTACTCGCTGACGTTGCTGTTGATGCCGGACGCTGAGTGGCAGCGGCCACAGCATGACGATGGCGAGCCCGAGGAGGACACCTTCGATCGGTTCGTCCGCAACGGCCAGTACCCCGTGCGGTAGTTCAAGTCCTATCGATGATGACAGCGCACAAGTGGCAGTTCACATCCCGATTCCGCCGTCACGCCTTCGGCTGGCGATCCGACACGCCGATCCAGCGGATCAAAGAAGCGCTCGCTGAAATCAAGGCGGTCGCACGCAAGGAGCCGGTGCTCGCCGCCGACGGCGCCGTGACTCTGCTGGAGAAGTTGTCGCCAGCGCTGGAGCAGGTCGACAGCTCTTCCGGAGCCCTCGGCACCGCAGTGAACCGGGCCATCGACACCCTGGTGCCCATCATCGCCAAGGCTGATGTCGATCCGCGCGTTCGACAGCGTTGGCTGGAACGCCTGTGGCAGGCCTTGCAAGACGACGACATCCCCTACATCGAATCCCTCGGAGAGCATTGGGGCGAGCTGTGCGTCACGTCGGAACTGGCGATGGTGTGGGTCGATGAATTCCTGCCTCTTGTCGAACGCGTCTGGAGCTCCCGATCCACCGGTCACGGGTTCTTCAAGGGGACCAGCGCATGCCTTGCGTCGCTGTATGCCGCTGGCCGCCACGATCAACTTCTCACGCTGCTGGAGCGGGCGCCATTCAAGTGGTGGCACGACCGCCAGTGGGGCGTCAAAGCACTTGCGGCGATGGGCAAAAAGGCTGAGGCAGTGCGTTACGCCGAGCAATCGCGCGGTCTGAATGACCCCGGCTGGATGATCGCTGAGGCTTGCGAGGCGATCCTGCTGTCGTCGGGCTTGGCCGAAGATGCTTACCGCCGCTACGCGATCGACGCCAACCAGGGCACGACCAACCTGGCGACGTTCCGAGCCATCGCCAAGAAGTACCCGAACACGCCGCCAGAGCAGATCCTGCGTGACCTGGTTGCCAGCACGCCCGGCACTGAGGGCAAGTGGTTCGCGGCCGCAAAGGATGCGGGCCTGTTCAACGTCGCGATCGACCTGGCAACCACCAGCCCAACCGATCCACGCACGCTGGCCCGCGCGGCCAGAGACTTTGCCGAGAGCCAGCCTGAGTTCGCGGTCTCCGCCGGCTTCGCTTCACTGCGTTGGATTTCGCTCGGGCACGGCTACGACATCACCGGCGCAGATGTGATTGACGCCTATTCGGCGGTGATGCAAGCGGCATCAAAGGCGGGCGTGGATGCGCAGCAGATCAAGACTCGGATCAGGGATCTGCTGGCCTCAACGCCCACCGGCAACCAGCTCATGAAGGCCGTCCTTGCCCATCACCTGACGACCTGACTGGGTCGCTGTTTCGCAGGAGCCAGCGCCAGCACGCAGGCGCTCGAAACTCCCTCATGGTGTCGGTGAGGGTTCATCCGGAGAATTTCGCTATTCAAGCGAGTTTGATGGACAGGACCGATACCGATGCATGAAATCAACCAAGTACCCCCCGACCGGATGACCCCCGAGCAGCGTCGGCGCGAGATCGCGTCGTTGCTCGCAAATGGGCTCGTCCGCCTTCGCGGCACCGACTCTCGCCCGTCCGCAAGACGGACTTCGGAGAGCGAGTTTGAGCTTGGCTTTTCCGGCCACCAGCGCGTTCATTCAGACCCCGCCAACAACACAGAAACGGAGTCCTGATGAGCACGCCCGCCAAGGCCAACACCGACAAGTTCACCGCGCCACCATCGGTGGCCTCACAGATCGCGCGATTGCCCGAGCTACCCATGCTGGAAATCAAAGCGCTCTGGCAGAGGCTCTTCGGTGACGACACGCCCACCCACAACCGCCAGTTCCTTGAGCGGCGCATTGCCTACCGCCTGCAGGAGGTGGAGTTCCGCAAGGTCGACGCCAACCTGCTGGACCGCAACAAGCGCCGCATCGCGTCTTTGGTCGAGACCGGCAAGGTCAAAAAGCGCGACCGTGACTACCGGCCAGCAGCGGGCACAGTGCTCACCCGCGAGTACCAGGGTGTCGAGCACCGCGTCATCGTGACCCAGGATGGCCAGTACGACTACCAGGGCCGGATGTACCCGAGCCTGTCGATGATCGCCCGCGAGATCACCGGCACGCGGTGGTCAGGGCCCCTGTTCTTCGGGCTCAAAACGCCAGCCACTCCCAAGACAGCGGCGAAGAAGGGAGCCCGGCGATGAGCGAAGTTCTGAAGCGCCGCATGCGCTGCGCGGTCTACACGCGCAAGTCCACCGACGAGGGGCTGGACCAGGAATACAACTCGATCGACGCCCAGCGTGATGCGGGGCATGCCTACATCGCCAGCCAACGCGCCGAGGGTTGGATTCCGGTCGCAGACGACTACGACGACCCGGCCTTCTCGGGCGGCAACATGGAACGCCCAGCGCTGCGACGATTGATGGCCGACATCGAGGCCGGCAAGATCGACGTGGTCGTCATCTACAAGATCGACCGCTTGACCCGCAGCCTCGCCGACTTCTCCAAGATGGTCGAAGTGTTCGAGCGCTACGGCGTGTCGTTCGTATCGGTCACCCAGCAGTTCAACACCACCACGTCGATGGGGCGGCTGATG